CTCCTTTCATCCCTCATATATATATTAAAAAATTGAATAATTCTTTTAACAATTTTTGTCCAAAAAATTTTAACTCATTGATTCTTTATTTTGAATAGTTTTTGTTGATTTTTCATCATCTTCTTTTTCTGGACGGCCTGCTCCCTCGCTGCTTTTTACCCCATTTTGTTTATGATTAAGCACTTCTGCATTCATTGTACTAGACATTAATGGCGGAATAAATACATTAACTAAATCAAGAATATCATTTTCAAAATATGCCGTAGCTAATACTGCACTTTGAGATTGCCCTAAAGCTATTTGTGGTAGCATCTTTGAATATCCTAATTGAGTATGTTCTTTATATTGTTTAGCTAAGTCTTTATAATTATAAATTGTAGTAGGAAGAATTTGCGCTCTATAATTTACTTTTTTAAAACTTTTATTATATGGTATTAATAAAATATTTAAAAATGTTTCAAATTGTTGAATTAAATTCCACATTGAAGCTTCATCATTTAAAATAGATTTTTCAAGAGCAATATTTCCATCAGTATTAAATTGCATCTGTGAAACACCAGCTTCATTATAAACCGTTCGCTCTACTTTCTCTAAATCGTCTGTAGTTGTTGATGTTTTATTGTCTGCCATATCCGCGACTTCAACATCAGCAAAAGTTGTTAAAACATCAATACCAATAGCTTTTGAAAGCATTTGAACTGCATTATTATGAAGTTGTTGTGCTTCATCAACATCAAACACTAAATCACCATTCTTATCAATAGGCATTTTCTGAATAATAATTTTTAATAATTGCTGTTGCATTTTGCGGCGATCAAGATCTTGAGCTGCATCTAAGTCAATTATTGCAGGGATAACCGCAATAAAAGGTGGAAAATCTTCTCCATTTAAATTAAATTTAATAACAGAACCAACTTCAAGCAGATACCAACCAGATTCATCTCCAGAAAATTCAGGTTTTAATTTTCCTTGTTTATATAATTTATATCCTTTTTCAAATTCTGGTGGAAATATTTTTAGCATTCTTACTCTTTGCTCCGTGTCCATGAACATATCATTAAAATATTTCATATTAAATTCAACAGCTGGTTGTCCATTTACAATAAAACGTGATCTACAATATTTTGGCGGTAGTTCCTGGACAACGATAGTTCCATTACGCATAACTAAATAACCATAATAACAACCATTTTTAACTACCTTTAAAGCAACTTCACCAAAAAATTTTTTTGCCTAAAACTTATCCAAATATGTCAAAACTTTATTAAAACCATCAAGTATTTTATTTGGTTTAACTAAATCAGTATCATAATAAGGAGTTACAAGCCAATCATATCTATACATATATGCCATATAGCGACATAACCTTTGATAAATACCACTAATTTTATAAAAATAATTAGATATATCTCTCATTTTATCAAGGTCTCCATAATGAATTGCTCTTAAAACTTGTACCTTATCTGCTAACTGTGGACTTATTTTACGAAAATCACCTAATTTAAGAATTGCATCTGAAACAGATTTTACTCCAACTCGAATTTTTGCAAAATCAACAGGTATATAAGAACTATTAGCCTAATTAAGAATTTGATCATCTTCAGTGCCAATCATGTTAAAGCCTTTTCTTTTTATCTAAGCCATTCGATTAATCAACTTTAGATACCTCTCCTTCTTCATTTATATCATCCATTTTTACCATCCATATGCAGCGTTAAGAATATAATCATAATTTATTCTTGCTTCATCCCAGTAAGGGATAATTACTAAAGTAATGTTATGATCTCGACAATATTCTCTTTTTTTCATATCATTATATTGTTGTTTTCTTAATCCATTATATCCACCAAATTTTTCTTTAGCTTCATAATGTTGAATTCCTTGAAATTCAATTAAAAAATCAATATTATGCTAATCATCAAACACAGCAAAATCAAATCTTAATGGACGACCAGTATTACTAACCAAATCTGGAAAAGAGTATTCTTCTGCGAACTCTAATCCAGACTCTTGTAGAATCTAAAAAATCTTTATTTCGCCTCTCGATGCCTTCATTTTATAACTCCTTCCATTTTTAGTCTTTTTAATATATCTTCATTATATTTTATTATAATTAATTTAATATTATTACGTTCACACCATTGTTTTTTTATATTATCATATCTTTGTCTTTTTATAAAGGCTTTCTATCCACCAAAATGCTATACAGATTGATAATGTTGAATCCCATTAAATTCAATTGCAATATTATCTTTTGGTAAAAAGAAATCTAATCTCAAGGTTTGTTTATCTATATTAATTTGATATTCTTCTATAAAAGTAATAGAAGCATCAACTAATAACTTACGAATTATATTTTCACCATGTGAACGGTTTTTATTACAATTAGGACAAAATCCATAATTGCGTAATAAATCTCTTGGAGTATAAATAAAATCCTGTCCACACTTTTTATGTATAAAACTCATTTTTGTATCTGTATTTACATATTCTTCAAAAGAAAAATCATATTCATTGTCCAACTCTTTTCTCAAGATCTATTCTGTCTTTTTACTACTTTTAGTTTCACAATAGCATCGAATACCTCGTAAATAATCATAAATTTTTTTATTTTCTTGAACTTTTCCACACTTATTGCATCGGCATTTCACATGTTGTTGTGAATCATGGATATCTGATAAATCATCTATTAATGTAAAATTCTATTGATAATTCAACCAATTTTTAAATTTTTCTTTGGTTTCTTTCCATTTATTAGAATCTTTACATTTTTTACAAAATATATCTTTTCGTTTTAAAGCAAATTGTCCCTGAGTGAAAGAATATATTTTACCACAGTTATTACATTGAATTATACACGGTTTTGTCATTAAAGAATATTCAAGACAAGATAAATTATCTTTAGGGTATTTTTCTTGTAACTTTTTATCATATTCTTCTATTGTCATTTTTTTCATATTTTTATCTCCTTTTATAAAAATATGAAAAAGAAAAAGCTTGTTTAAAAGGAGTAAACATTACTCAATAGGTAGCTAATCTATTGCTCCCTTTTTCTCCTTCGCTATTATTATATAAAAAATCCATTAATAGAATTAACAAACTTTGACCTTAATTCGATGTATAAAACAAGAGATCAGCAATATTACGCTTTTTCTTTCTCTTGTTTAATTCTTCTTCATATCTAATATAATAAAGTCCATAAATAAAAGCTGAAAATTTATCCTTTTTTATACTTCTATTACTTTGTTTAAGAATAATATTAACACCTTCATTTTCTTCTACAAGATTTAACATTTGTTCTTTAAGAATAGATGTTAAAATAAAAGGTCTTAAATATTCATTTCTTTCATCTATATTCATATTTTGACCTTGTTTAGTAGACATTAATTTTGTCTTAGCTAAACTTTCATCAATTAAAAATCTAATTTTACCACTAAACATTTGAGTCTGTGCATAACTATATGCTTCTGTATTAATAGGGGCATTAGCTTTAATTAAAAATAATACATCTCTTTCTGTTTCAGGAGTAACAAATTTCTTATATTCTGGATATTCATCTGTATTAAAAACCCCAAAAGGTGGTAAATATTCACCATCATCTGTATCTTGAGCTTTTACCAAATAGTCAATTAAACCAACACCTAACCCATTAGCATCCACTGCGATTCTACGCGGTTTATATTTATAATATAAATGTTTTATATGAATACATTGTGTTTCAAAATGTTCTGCATCGTAAGTATAAATATTTACAAGAGTCTTATAAGCTGCGCCCTGAACCTGCGGTGTGACCTTAAAAACACAAATCTCTGTAGTACATCCTACACGACCTACATCAATTCCAAATACATAATATGCACTTTTTGAAGATCTACCGCTATATTCATACTAAGGTTGCAATAAAACTCTATATTTATCAAATTTTTCAGAAGAAAAGAATGCATTTTCCACATCCCCAGACCAAATACTTTTATATTCTCTATTGAATGATTCATCATTAAAAGTACCTTGCAATCTTAACTGTTCAACAAAGTCTTCATCTAATAATCCAGAAATAACAGGGGTTTCATATGTTCCACCCATTATCATATATTCATTTGGATCAAGAATAGAATTAATTAATATCTCTATTAATTTATGATAAGCAAATGAATTCTTCCATCCTGCTGTTGTGATATAAATCTGAGACTTATTAACATTCTCTTCTTTATGTCTACTACCATCTGAAAGTCTTCTATCAACGTTTGTGGTAGGAATAATAACTTCATTTAAAATATCACCATCAATTAATACACATTCTTCCATCAAACCGCCTGTACGACGTTGACCTCTAGATGACTGCCTTGCTGCCAAAATATCAATAGTAGAACCATTTTTAAACACATATTTAACATTATCTTTTGATTTTGTAGATACACCACGATCCCAATTAATTTCATTATTCAAACCAGGAATAAGTTTACATATTTCCTAGATCTTTGCTATTGTAATACTGGCCGCTTGCTACTTACCACCTGTGGTTACAAACAAATGTGAATTGGGATATAAAATGCATCTTATCATCAACGCCATCATTGACAAAAAAGACTTTGAATAAGCACGCGGGAATGTAGCATACACATACCGATGCCGCATCACAATTCTTAAAAATATTCTCTGATAAAATAAGAAATTAAATGTACTATCTTTGCCTTTAATAAAATCTACAAAAATATCAGGATACTCTCTAAAATAAGCAATTAATCTTCTTAATTCATCAATATCCGCCATTAATCGCTATTCAGAAATACCTTGTTTTTTATATTCTCTATCAGAGGATAATTGCAATAATTCTTTTAAATTCATTCTGCATTAATCCTCCTGCTCTGATATTCTTCTTCAATTAACTTATTATCAAGAGCATCATCATGATCACGCATCCTTTTTAAAGAATCTTTATAGTCTGTAAAATCATCATCATCTAATTCAACATCATCTAAACCTTTTGCTTTCGCATCTTTTTTATCTTTCTTCATTTCATCAGAAATACGCTTATCTTGTAGATATTTTTCAATCTCTTGAGCTAATGATTTATCTTCATAAATTAAGCTCTTATTATAAGCCTTTAAATCAACAATAATTTGATCGACAATATCTTGTGGTTCATCACAATGATACCTTGGAATCTCCCCGCTATGTGCCTCAACAAAATCAACAATAGCAGAGGCTGAATCAATACTATCACCGTCTTTATCTCTATTTTGTGCTTCTGTGAATTTTGCGGATTTCATCATAGAATCATAGACACGAGATAATTTCTGATAGGAATCAATATCGCCGCAATCAATGGCTTCATTCATTTTAAGAGATGTTTTACAGATCATTTTTAATGTATCTATACGTGCCGCACCTTGAATATCAAAAGAATCCATAAATTCATTGTATAATTGTTCAAGAGCAACCCATTGACTTGGTTTGTATAATCTGCCCCATTTAACAGCAAGATACATTTTATCCTCGTCGTCTAGATTCGCGCCTGGATCAACTAAATCATTTTCAGACATAAAATTCTGCTCTTGGAATGGATTTTTTGCTTGACTAAGCGCCTCCGCATAAGATTGCGGTTGACCATAAACTTGATACATCTGACCAAGATGTTCACCAGTAATATTATCCCCCCATCGCGGCAGCTCTTTATTTTGAGTTTCTGTACTAACTAAAGTTTGATATTCAGCAGCAGTTATTTTTCCTTCACTTAATTTAACTTTTAATTCAGCTTCATATCTTGCTTTTTCATCAGCTTCAGCTTTTTCTTTTTTAGCCTTTTCTGCATCCATTTCCTCTTGAATTTTTTTAGTATCTGCGTATCCATACTTACTCCATTGTTTTAATTTCATTTTTGCAAGATATTTACCAATCACAGACATTCCATTCATTTTATAAGGATCTTTAGCAAAAGCTTTATCTCTTAAAACATTCCATTCAGTCGGAATATAAGGAACGTCCATTTTTTCAAGAATCCATTCAAAAGTATTAGAATCAAAATTATCTATATGTGCAGTTAAACATGGCTTACATATTTCACATTTACTACCATCTTTATACGTATAAAAATTAATTTCTGAAATTCGTTTACCGCATCTCTCACACTGGCATTTGCCATTTGTATCAGCTTGTTGACCTTTTAATTTTTTTGCCATAGACCATACTCCTTTCTTCTTTTTATATTCTTATAAAAAACTTTTTTATAAATTAAAAAAGTTTGTCCTCTTTATTTTTTCTTTTTATTACGGCAACATTTACACATACTATACCAACCATCTTTTGCCGTTTTGTTGCGAGTAAAAAAGTATGGATGTGCTAATTTTATTTCATGACAACGAGAACATCTCTTCCATTTACCTTTTTCTTCATACGTATAATGCCAAATGATCCATTCTTCTTTAGCTTTATCGGTAATAATTTTTGGAATTTTTTTACGCCAAACTGTAGATAGATATTCAGCAGAATAATTTATATTATAATCTTGTTGAATTCGTAAGGCAATATCTTTATTTTGTAGACCGTCTATTTTATATATCATAATATCATATAAAATAGGATAATCTTCTTGTAAAGCCCTTTTTGATAAATTATCAAGATCTTCCATTAAATACCACCAATCATTATTAAAACATCCCCAACATTCTTCTTTTAATTTAGAATAATTACATAAAAGACAGCATACATGCTATGGATTAAATAAAGATATTAAGCAATCACTAATTGGATCACCATTTTCATCTATTG